CGTGGAAAAACAATGGCAGAACAAGTAACAGGGCAGATCGGCTCAGAAAATGTTGTATTAAACAATGCAGCCAGCGAAACCACACTCTTAAAATTATTAGAAGCCTTCCAGGCCCAGGGTGGCTCTGCCGCTAAAATTTCCAGTGTTGCTGGTGCAGCAGGTTTAAATCCAGATACTATCAAAGCTGCAAATGAAGCAGTTGACCAAACAACTCAATCACAACGAGATCTAACAAAGGAAGCCAACAACTTTGAAGAAAGTATGCGCACCGCAGCGCAAACTACTCTTGATAGATTTGGATTGCTCAACAATACAATATTGGGATTGATGGCTGGTACCCAACAGTCCAGCACATTGATTGCTGATGTGGGCAAACAGTTTTCCGGAACAGCAGGTATTTTGATAGCAGGCATGGCCAAACTGGTAGCCATGCAAGAAGAAAATTTTGCCATGTATCAGAAACTGTCTGCATCAGGGGTAAACTTCAGCGGAAGTCTAACACAGATGCGAATGGCAGCGGCCGACAGCTACCTTACAGTGGCTGAATTTTCCAAGATCATGAAGGAGAACAGCGAATCTTTTGCCAAAATGGGCGGCACAGCCGACGAAGGTGCAAAGGCATTTAGCAGGGTTGGCAAAGAATTAATACAGAGTGACATAGGCGCCAAACTGATGGCCATGGGTTATACCACTGAAGAAGTCAACAGTGGCTTGGCAAGTTATATTTCAATGACTGGCGGCAGAAACGCACAAGAAATGAAGGATACCAAGGCACTGTCAGCTGCTGCCGGAGAATATCTAAATGAGTTGGATGACCTTGCACAAATAACTGGCAAGAGCAGAGAGCAACAAGAACAGGCACTGAAAGAAGCCAGCGCCAACCAAGCATATCAAAGTTATTTGTTGACCCTGGACGAAAAAGGCAAAGCCAAAGCCAACATGGCCATGGCAGAAGCAATGGCCAAAGGTGGTAAAGGTGCAACAGAAGCATTGCAAAGTCGTTTGCTAGGATTGCCACCTATTACCAAAGCTGCACAAGAGTTTGAAGCAGTGGCACCAAAAATGGCTGCGGCCAACAGAAAGATGGCAGACGCTGTAGGAGATGCTAGTAAAGGTATTGGAGATATCAAACGAGCAGGTGGAGAATTGGGCCTGGCTGCAAATCAAACCAAACAAGATCTTGGACAAACTGGTAATGCGCTGATCATGCAAGGTGGATCGTTCAGCAGTACCATTGGCGCAATATTTGGAACTGCAAACAGAAATGCTCAACAAGGTATTGAGACCATGGCCGATGTTGACAAACAAAGACAGGACCTTGAAGACAAGCGACAAGCAAGAGAGGAATCTGAAGCCAATGCCATGTCTGAAGGCATGCGAGGTCTCAAAGACTTAGGTGCTCAACTGTATAATATTTTTAGTCCGTTGTTGACCGCAGCCTCGTATCTAGTACAAGGCATAGGAAAGTTAGCTTCTGGTATAGCATTTGTAATTGGCAAATTTAATAGTCTATTTGAAGGTATGGGCACATTTGGTACTGTAGTCAAAGGTGCAATTGTGGCATTGATTGCATTTATTGCAGCAAAAAAAATGTCCACTGCAATGGAAACATTAAAGAGCCCGGCAGGATCTATTGCTTCGGGATTTCTTGAACGTGCAAGAGGTATATTGCCCGGAGGTGGCGGTGGTGGTGGAGCGGCTCCGCCAATGGGAGCACCACCAATGGGTCCGTTGGGTGCCGCAGGAGCAGCAGGCGGGGGTGGCGGAGGCTTTGTTGGATTTGTTAAATCACTAGGTCGTGGACTTGCCAGTTTAGCACCTATTGCAGTTCCTATGTTGATAGGTGCCGGTGCAGTTGCAGGAGTTATTACACTGCTGGGTGCAGGAGTTGCTGCCGCTATTGCATTGGTTGGATTGAGTTTGCCGGTGTTTGCCAAAGGTTTGACAGAAATTGCAAACATAGACGGAGTTAATTTGCTTGCTGTAGCCGCTGGTATTGGCGCACTTGGCATAGCCATGGTAGCATTTACTGCGGGCAGTGTAATTGGAGGACTTGGAGCAATTGGTTCAAAAATATTGAATTTCTTTTCAGGCGGTGGACCAATTGCACAGATCCAACAATCTGTTACAGCACTGAGTCCAATATTGCCACAATTGACAGCATTAGGGCCAGCGATTAACAGCTATGCACAAGGTATAGTGGCATTTGGTAAAGCAGTCAACAGTGTAGATATTGGTAAAGCCGAAAAATTAAAAGATGTGTTAAAAGGACCAAGTGCAGCAGAACAAATTGCAAACACTGGGGCACAAATGATCAAAGCAGCAACTGTGGCCATTACAGGACAAGGATCATCAGGAGAAAAATCTCAATTAGAGTTAGCGGCCTTAAATACTACAATGAAAGAAATTCTCAAGTATATGAAGGACACTGCCGACAATACCAAGAGAAATATTGATGCTACTAAAGGATTAAACGGCAATTTATTTGCCTAAAAGAAAATATATGTCTTGGAAAAAATATTTTACTACTGTCGATACTACTGGTAAACTGGGCCCTGTAAGTGGCAACAGCAACGGAGGGATGGGCAGTAATCCTAGTCGTACCAATTATTCTAGTTATTTGCCGGATGTTTATGCAGGACATCCCAACAGATTAGAACGTTATGGTCAATATGATACAATGGACACTGACAGTGAAGTAAATGCTGCTTTGGACATTTTGGCAGAATTTTGTACACAGGCCAATGAAGAAAATGGAACTCCGTTCCAGGTATTCTTCAAAGAACAGGCCACAGGTACAGAAATAAAAATCATTAAAAAATACCTGCAACAGTGGACCAAACTGAACAAATTCAAAATTCGCATGTTCAAAATTGTTCGCAATGCTTTCAAATATGGCGACACTTTCTTTGTTAGAGATCCAGAAACACAAGCATGGATGTATATTGATCCTGCCAAGGTAGACAAGATTATTGTAAACGAATCAGAAGGCAAGAAGCCTGAACAATACATGATTCGTGACTTCAATCCCAACTTAGAAACACTGGCAACAACTGCTATACAGCCCAGTAATCAACACGGTGGCGGTAGCCAATTTGGTGGCAGTTATGGTACTGGACAAGGTGGTGCAGGCGGATCAAGAGGCATGGTTGGATCGTTCCCTACAAATACCAACGGTAGTCGCTTCACTGAAAATCAAAATCAATATGCAATTGATGCACGTCACGTGATTCACATCTCAATGAGTGAAGGACTGGACAACAACTTCCCGTTTGGCAACAGCCTGATGGAAAGTATTTTCAAAGTATTCAAACAAAAAGAATTACTCGAAGATGCTATCTTGATCTATCGTATACAACGTGCTCCAGAGCGCAGAGTGTTTTATATTGACGTAGGCAACATGCCAAGTCACTTGGCCATGAGTTTTGTTGAGCGTGTTAAAAATGAAGTTAACCAACGTAGAATTCCAAGCGTAACCGGCGGAAGTCAGAGTGTAGTCGACTCAAGTTACAATCCATTGAGTATTAATGAAGACTACTTCTTCCCACAGACGGCAGAAGGTCGCGGAAGCAAAGTTGAAATCTTGCAAGGTGGACAAAATCTAGGAGAAATTGATGATCTTAAGTATTTTACTAATAAGTTGTTTCGTGCTTTACGCATACCTAGCAGTTATCTACCTACTGGTTCCGACGACGGAGGATCTAATTTCAATGATGGTCGTGTTGGAACAGCCTACATACAAGAACTTAGATTTAACAAATACTGCGAACGACTACAAAGTTTATTAAATGATCCGTTTGATACTGAATTTAAATTGTATCTACACACGCAAGGCATCAATGTAGACAGCAATGTGTTTGAAATTAAATTCAATCCTCCGCAGAACTTTGCTGCATATCGACAATCCGAAATGGACACTGCTCGAGTCAACACATTCAACACCATGATTGCTGTTCCAATGATCAGTAAACGTTTTGCATTAGAACGATTCCTAGGATTAAAGAAAGAAGAAATTGCAGAAAACGAGCGTCTATGGAAAGAAGAAAACATCGACGAAGATCAATATTTGAGTGCCAGCAGCGAACTACGCGGCGAAGGAATCACTGCAAACAACATTGCCGGCGATGTGAGTGCATTAGGATCTGCCACTATACCTCCGCCACCTGACGCAGCAGAAGGTGCAGAAGCACCTGCTGGCAGCGAAAGCGCACCACCTCCTCCTCCAGCATAATACATAAATACAACTATGATATTAAAAGAATTCATTTACTTTGATCGAGATCACAAGGATCCGCAAGAGGACAACCGGTATGTCAGTAACAATGATACCAGTATTCTCAAAAGCAGAGACACTAGAAAGACTCGATTGACGTTGGGCATGATTAACAATATACGCAAAGCCGCCGAAGCACACGACAGAGAAAAACGTGAAGAACTTGGGTTGGTTAGAAAAATGTATGCAGCACCGCCACCTGATGCTGCCGCAGCATAATAAACATGCCAGTTAATTTTTTTTTGCTAAACACTAAATATTTTTAACAAAAAACATCAAATCCAGAGGCAACTCTGCGTCACTTTGTCTAAAACGGTTTGTTTTAGGCCTATTTCGTACCGATATTATCTTGCGACTGTAAATAACAACACAGCCTTGCCGCTACCAATTAAGGAGAAATATTAATGTCTACCAAGTTTGAACAACTATTAGATCTGCTAGTAAACGAAGAAATGGATAAAGCCAATGAACTTTTCCACGAAATCGTTGTAGAAAAATCTAGAGAAATTTATGAAAATCTTATCGCCGAAGAAGACGATGAAGAAATGGATGAAGCCGCCGACGATGAAGAAATGGACGAGTCCGCGGATGATGAAGAAATGGACGAGTCCGCCGAATCCGATGATGAAGAAATGGACGAGTCTGCTGACGAAGAAGCTGACGAAAGTATGGATCTTGAAGATTCATACATGATGGACGGCGATGACGAAGATGACGAAATGGGCGGCGATGCCACTGACAATTTCGGTGCAGATATCGGCGCTACTGACGACTCTGACATGGGCAGCGAAGGCGGCTCAGAAGAAAGTGCAATTTTTGATATCAAGAACGCTATTGCAGAATTAGAAGCAGCATTTGCTGAACTAGAGCAAGCAAAAGGCGGAGACATGGACGCTGGCGACGAATTTGACGACGAAGAAAGCGACATGGACGACATGGGCGGAGATGACATGATGGGTAAGCCAGCATTTGAAAGCCGTCGTATGACACGTGAATATCGTGAAACTGTTTCTGCAGGACACGGCGCTGACAAGAAAGGTGCTGCCGAAGGTGGTATCGCTGGTGCAAACACTGGTGAAAAAATGCCTTCTGGTACAAACACCAAGAGCCCAATCAGTTCTGGAAAAGGTAAGCCAACAACAGGTGCATCCGCACACAACATTCTTGGCGACCAAAAAACAGCAGCTGGAACAAACACAGGCACAAGCCCAGCCAAGCACATGAAGGGTATTAACCCTGAGTCCGGTGAAAAGTTTGCCAGTGGTTTAAACAACGTTGACGGTAAAAAGTCTGGTGTTAAAACATTGAGCAAAGTTGCTAACGGTCACGGTGCTGAGAAGCGTGGCGCAGGCCCAGGCCCAGTGGGTTCTGGATCCGGCGACAAAGCAGGTCAAACAAGTATTGACCCAGCAACCAAGCGTCAGTTCTTGCCACAAAGCAAATAATTAGAGAACCTGGATGAAGCAGATTTCCTATCTACGCGAAACCCTAAGTTTTGATCAGGCTCAAGTAATGCTTGAGTCTGACGACAAGGATGGCAAAAGCCTTTATTTAAAAGGCATTGCTATTCAAGGTGGAATCCGTAACGCTAATCAACGTGTCTACCCTGTAGACGAGATTGAACGTGCGGTGAAAACACTAAACGATCAAATTCAAAACGGGTACAGCGTTCTTGGTGAAGTAGATCATCCTGATGATTTAAAAGTGAATTTGGACCGTGTATCCCATATGATTACTCAGATGTGGATGGAGGGTCCTAATGGATATGGCAAGATGAAAATTTTGCCTACGCCAATGGGTAACTTAGTACGCACAATGCTCGAAAGCGGTGTAAAACTTGGTGTTAGTTCTCGTGGTAGCGGCAACGTAAACGACGGTAACGGCCATGTATCAGATTTTGAGATTATTACTGTGGATGTAGTTGCACAGCCGAGTGCTCCTGGCGCTTATCCTACTCCTGTTTATGAACATATCATGAACACACGTGGTGGCATGAGAGCATTTACAGTAGCACAAGAAGTTAAAGAAGATCCAAAGGCCCAGAAATACCTTAAGGAAGCACTCCTTAATGTTATTAAAGGTCTAAAATAAGCCCGAGGAGAAATAAATGTTGGACGCATTCAAACAATTAGTTGAGTCAGGCGTAATGACAGAAGAAACCCGTAATGTGGTAGAAACTGCCCTTGCAGCCAAGATTCAAGAGAATCGCGACCAAATCACCGCAGAACTTCGAGAAGAGTTTGCTCAAAGATATACACACGACAAGAGTGTTATGGTTGAAGCAATCGACAAGATGTTAAGCGACAGATTGGCCGTAGAAATGTCCGAATTGCACAATGACAAACTAGCACTAGCTGAAGCAAAAGCACAATACCAACAACGTATTAGTGAAGATGCTAAAAAGCTAGAAGGGTTTGTTATTAACCAATTAGGCAGAGAATTAGCCGAGTTCCAAGGAGACCGTAAGAAAGTTTCTGAGAACTTTGGTAAGTTAGAGCAATTTGTAGTTCACGCTCTATCAAAAGAAATCAATGAATTTGCAGTTGACAAACGCGACCTGGCTGAAACAAAAGTCAAGTTGGTTCGTGAAGCAAAACACAAGTTTGAAGATATCAAGCAAAACTTTATCAAGCACGCCTCCAAGGTAGTTGAAAGTACAGTCACAAATAAGTTAACAACTGAAATCAAGCAATTGAAAGAAGATATTGACAGTGCCCGTAACAACGATTTTGGTCGTAAAATTTATGAAGCATTTGCACAAGAATTTGCTGGCTCTTATCTAAACGAAAAATCTGAAACAAGTAAATTGTTAAAGATTATTTCTAAGAAAGAACAAGAATTAGCAGAAGCAAAACAAACCGTAGCAGAGAAAAACAATCTAGTAGAATCTACACAACGCGAAATTCGTGTTACTAAAGATTTGATGGAACGCAAGGCTGTTATGAGCGAGTTGCTAGCACCGTTAGATGCTAGTAAGAGAGAGATCATGAAAGAACTTCTAGAGTCTGTGAAGACCGTGAAACTGAATGAGGCTTTCGACAAGTACCTACCAGCAGTTATGGAAGGACAGCGCAAAACTATTGCTCCTAAAAAAGCAATGTTGAGCGAAGGTGCAACTATAACAGGAAATCGTGAAAGCAAGCCCCAGGTAGGCTTAGACAATATTGTAGACATCCGCAAGTTAGCGGGTCTTACAAAATAATTTCAAGGAGACATAAATGTCACAATTATTAAATGAAAGATGGTCAGAGACCAAAGAAGCTCTGCTTGAAGGCCTGTCCGGTACACGCAAGTCATCTATGGCAGTTTGCCTAGAGAACACACGCAAGTACTTGGGTGAAAGTGCCACAGCAGGTGCAACAAGTGCAG